AAAGAAATAATGAACGGATGTACTTTGACTGATACTCAAATGGATCCATTCATTTTGTCTGCTCATTCCTTTATAACTAACGTATTTGTCGATGATACTTCGGCAACTGCAGCTTTTAAAAAGGAGTTGGAGCGATGGCTGACGGCTCATCTAATTGCTTCCGTTTACGGGAGTAGTGGTATGGCAGCGAGTTCGACGGTCAAACGGGAGAAGATAGGGGATGCTGAGATAGAGTATGCCGTGTCTCCTTCAGCTACGGAGGTAGGATTTAATTCTACTCCATACGGACAAGTGTTACTCCGATTAGATACTACGGGACTAATCGCTAATGCAGGGAAGCGTTCTGCTACTATTTTTGCGATTAAAAGTTTTAAGTAATTATGAGTATAGCCAGTTATATAGCGAGCAAATGCGTAGAAACCGCCGTCTATTGGGGAAGTCCAGTAGAGGATGGATTTGGAACAAAAACCTACGCAGAACCTATCGAAATTGCTTGTCGTTGGGAAGATCGGCAACAGATAGTAGGAGCCATAACCACTAGTCGAGTTTTGGGGTTTGGGGAAGTATCCCGTGCTAGGGTATTCGTGACACAGGATGTAGAAGAGGAAGGGGTGTTATTTCACGGTACGTTGTCGGATTTAACACTTGCAGAGAGGGCTAACCCGAAGTTAAAGGAAGGGACACATATAATAAAGAGGTTCGAGAAAATCCCTGCAGTAGGCTCTACGACAGAGTTTTTAAGAACGGCTCATTTGACACCTTGGTTGACATGAGAATAACTAGAGTACGGGGCATACAGAAGGTGATGAGTAATCTGAATAAGAAGATTGCTCAATGGGAAGGTCCAGTGACTATGGGAGGATTGGTGAAAGCGGTTGCGGTAGTACATAATGCTACGGAAAAGGAACAGCCCTCCATTCCCATAGATATAGGTAATATGCGAGCCAGTTGGTTAGTAGTAACGTCCAAAGGGAATGTGCAAAGAGGGGGAAGTCCTCATTTCAAGATTATGAGAAGGAAGCGGAAAGGGGAAACCACGGTTCATAAAGCCGATGTAGAGAAGTTAAAAGCGGGGCATGCTACGGCTATTGCTTATGCTAGGGGGGCTGCTTCCCATGGGACAAAGAAATTCCCTGCCGTAGCGTTTGGGTATGGAGCGTACTATGCTATGATACAACATGAAACGACGCATTTCCAACATAGTCAGGGACAGGGGGCGTTATGGTTTATGAAAGCTATTGATCGGAATAAGGGGAAAATGTTAGCTAAAATTCAAAATGCGGTGAAGATAAAAGGAAATAAATCCAAAGGATAATGAATGCACCTAGTGAAGATATTAAGGATATGTTGGAAGCGGAAAGTTCGTTAGGACTAACTTTTGCTGAAAACTTGTTTATTGGGAAAGAACCTACTATACCCCATGATTGTGTAACCATCTACGATGAGATAGGAAACATGCCCGATCTTGCTATGGATGGTACGACTTACTATTATCCTATAATTCAGATCAGAGTACGAAGTATAGGTTATCGGGAGGGGTGGACGCTCATTAATAATATAATGCTTTCGCTTCATGGCCGGGCAAACGAGACATGGAACGATGCATTGTACACAGTTATCTACTGCTCTAGTGGACCAGCTTTACTAACGTGGGACGATAACGAATTTTGTAAGTTTATTGTTAATTTTAATTTGCAGAGACGAGAATCTGCTTAACTAAAAAAAGGAGGTAAAAATGGCGAGTAATGCTATCGCAGGGGTAGGAACCATCTTTCTGAGAGCTGGTGTAGCCCTTGCTGAGGTAACTTCCATAACCGGACCAGGCATGACGAGGGAACAAATCGACGTTACCTCATTGGATTCGGACGGAGGCTATCGTGAGTTTATTGCAGGATTTAGGGACGGGGGTACGGTGACGCTCAATATGAACTTCACTGCTTCCACCTTTGCTCTCATCCTGGCGGATTTTGATAGCGACGTATTGCAGAGTTATGAAATTATTCTGCCCGACGCTGCTTTGACTTCGTTAGATTTTATGGGACTGGTGACTGAGTTACCTTTGTCGATTCCTACTGATGATAAGGTTACGGTTGACGTAACTATCAAGATCAGTGGTCGGGTAACTTCTAACTCCGGTACAGGAACCTAATGGAGTAAAATCCTAATCAAGGGTTTATTTTTATTAATCAACATAAATAATAGGAGGTAATCAACATGGGACTTTTTAATCGTAAACAGCTTTTAGAAAAAGAAAAGGTACAAATCTCTAAAGTAGATTTGGGTAGTGACAATTTTGTATTCGTCCGGCAGATGTCTGGTCGGGAACGGGATCATTTCGAGCAATCCCTTATTCGTTCCGTTAAGAACGCTAAAGGGCAGGTGGAAACCATAGAACAGTCTCTGGAGGATTTCAGAGCGAAACTAGCAGTAGCAACCCTTTGTGACGAAGTAGGAAACATGCTTCTCTTCCCAGGGGATATTGCTACATTGAGTCAGAACATGAGTGCTACGTCTTTGGACAAGATAGTAACGGAGGCTCAGAGAATTAATAATCTTACGGAAGCGGATAAAGAGTATTTAACAAAAAACTCCGATGCCGGCCAAGCCGGCAATTCCAGTTCCGACTCTGTCTCGAATTAGGATATGCTCATCCAGACAAATTACTGGATGAGCTTACTTCTACTCAGATCAGCGAGTGGGAAGCGTATGATAGGATAGATCCAATTGGTAGTTGGAGAGAGGATTTTAGAATGGCTTTTATGAGTAGTACAATCGTAAATACTGCAATCCGAACTAATTCCAAGAATGGAAAGCTCACATCCGTCGCAGACTTTATGCCCGATTTTGACATCACTGCTCCCAAAGACGTTAAGAAGCAATCGACAGAGGAAATGAAACGAATACTTTTGCAGATAGCGGGGGAACAAAACAAGAGGATGGATAAATTGGATAAGATAGCTGAAAGGAAAAAAACTAAAAAGCAAAAATAATGGCTAGTGAAAACATCGGTCAATTAATCGTCACCCTAACAGCGGATACCAAAGGGGTATATGCAGCCAAGGTTGAGTTGATGAGTCTGAATAAGGGTATTCAACAGACGGCGGTTAAGGCTCAGGATTTAGCTACCCGAATGCAGACGATGGGGCGTAAGATGATGAACTTTTATAGTTTCGGCTATCGTGCTACCATGATGCTAACCGTTCCTTTAGTTTTGGCAGGTACGGCTGCATTTAAGTTAGCCAAGGATTTCGACGCTGCTATGAATAAGATCGTAGGTCTGGTTGGTATTGCCCGTGATACTATGGAAAGTTGGAAAGGGGAGATTTTAGCGATGGCTCCCGTCGTTGGAAAATCCCCCAAGGAGTTAGCGGAAGCATTATACTTTGTAACTTCGGCTGGGTTTAAGACAGCAGAGGCTTTGGAGATAACGAAGCAAGCAGGTATGGCTGCTGCTGCAGGGTTGGGAGATACGGCTACCGTAGCAAATGTTATTACATCCGCCATGAACGCCTATCGGGATAGCGGATTATCTGCTGCACATGCTATGGATATTCTGGTCGCTGCTATTCGTGAAGGTAAAGCGGAAGCCCCAGGGTTTGCTTCCGCCATTGGTCAGGTCATCCCTATCGCTTCGGAGTTAGGGGTGTCCTTCGACCAAGTAGCTGGAGCGATGGCTGCCATGACTTTGAAAGGGGCTAGTGCTTCCAATGCAGCAGTATATTTAAAAGGTATTCTCAACATATTGATTGACCCTGCTTCGGAAACAGAACAGTTGCTTCGTAAGATGGGAAGTTCAGCAAATCGCTTACGGGGAGTTTTGGAACAGGAAGGGTTGATGGCAGCCTTGCAGGAAGTTCGGGTATTAACGGAGAAGTGGGGAGTGAGCATAGCCGGAAAAGTATTTCCAAACATACGAGCCTTGATAGGGTATTTGTCCTTGACGGGGGAGAATTTGGAGTACAACAAGATGGTAATGGACGAGGTTAAAAACTCCTATGGGGATGCAGCCTATGCCTTCGAGCAAGCCGGAAAGAGTATCCAACAGAAATGGAACGTAGCCCTTGCTAAAGGACAGGTGGCTATGATCAGTTTAGGGAATGCCGTATCCTCTGTTTTACTCCCCGCATTTGAATGGTTAATGAAAGTCGTAGAGAGGATAGCAAAATGGTTTGATAATTTAAACGAGGTCGTAAAGAAAGTTATAATAGTTTTTGGAGGGGTAATGGCTGCAGCGGGTCCAGTGTATTTACTATTTGCTTTTTTGTTAGCAAATATTTTACCTGG